GGCTGGAGCAGGTCATCCGGACCAGGGTGGCCAAGTATCCGGTGCACCCGACGGATTACGGCTGCTCGGCCCTGGAGCTCATCGGGCAGAAGATCCCCAGAGGGTACGCCCTGTCTGAGATCCGGCAGGAACTGCTGAGCTCGGCGGCCTACTGCAGGGCCATCGATGAGCTGTCAGAGCTTATTTACGACGGCGAGAGGATCAACTGCACGGTCAAGCTCAAGGATGGGAATTATGTGGAGGTGAGGGCGTGAAAAAGGGGCACCATGCCCACTCCCCCTGCGGGGGAGCTGGATCATGGTTCCCCTTTTGGACCCCTCCATGCACCCGGCTGCGCGCACGGCTGTGCCGCACACTTGCCGGGCGAGATGTGAAAAAGCGACGGCAGAGCCGCCACTTTTTCGGATCTGACTTTCTTTTCCTCGCGGGGCGAGGAAAACTCTGCGAGGCAGAAAGGAAGTGATCAAAATGGCTGACGTCAATGCCATCCATCGGGAGATGCTGGAGGAGCTGGACAGCACGTATCAGCGGACGCCGGGATTTCCCGCCTTTGACTTTACCAGGGCCTTTGCCCTGGGGCTGGCCTCCCTGGAGGAGGACGTGGAGAAGGCGGAGAGCCGCCTGGACCCGGAGAACCTCACCGGGGCGGACCTGGAGCGCTATGTGTGGCAGCATCGCGCCGTGGAGCGAAAGCAGGCCGCCTACGCCTCCGGGACCCTTCGGGTGACGGCGGGGGCCGGGCATATCTATGCCGGAGCCCTGTTTGCCACCGCCACAGGGGTGCAGTTTATGGCTGACGGGGACGCGGACGTCTCCGTGGGCGATACCTTTGCCGTGTCCGCCCTGGAGCCGGGCTCCGCCGGGAACGCCGCCGCCGGGACCGTCATCGCCATGCCCGTCACCATCCAAGGCATCGGCGGGATCGTCAACGACGAGGACTTTTCCGGGGGCTATGACGAGGAGAGCGACGAGGAGCTCCGGGCCAGGTATTATGAAGTCCTCCAGCGGCCGGCCAACGGCGGGAACATCTATCAGTACGAGCAGTGGGCAAAGACGGTGGACGGCGTGGGCCGGGTGGTGGTCATCCCCACCCCCAGGGGGCCCAATACGGTGGACATCTTTCTCGTGGACGCCAACGGAGACCCGGCGCCGGCGGAGCTGGTGGAGGAGGTCCAGGCGCTGCTGGACCCCAACGGCAACGGGGACGGCATGGGAGAGGCCCCCATCGGGGCGGTGTGCACCGTGCAAGCCGCCCGGGAGAAGAGGCTGGATATCTACGCCTACCTGGTGGCGGCGGAGGGCAGCGACATCCACGACCTGCACACAGCGGTCCGGGCATCCATCGAGGCTTTGGTCCGGAAGACCGCCCTGGCGGGGTCGCCGCTGCGGCACTCCGCCCTGGTGGACGCCGCCATGGTGGAGGGGATCCTGGACTACAAGAGTCTCACTGTCAACGGCGCATCCGGGACGACTTACTTTGCCGCCAACGAGATCCCTGTCGTGGACGCAGTGACCATCAGCTGGGATGAGGAGGAGGATGCCGATGCGGGTAGCTGAGTATCCTCTGTCCATGCTCCACTGGGTGATCCGGCGGGACCCCTGGGTCCGGGCCATCTTTCTGGCTGCCGGGGTCAAGCTGGACGAGCTGGCGGAGAGGATTCTGGACGTGTCCACCTTTGAGGACAGCGAGGCCATGATGAGCCGGTCCCTGGCCCTGTGGGAGAGGATCCTGGGGATCACGCCGGAGGACGGGGCGACCGAGGAAGCGCGGCGGGCGGACGTGCGGGCCATGTGGCTGGCAAGTCTGCCGCCGTCCATCGCCACCATCCAGGCCGTGTGCGACGCGTGGCGGGCCGGGGAGATCTCGGCGGAGTATGAGGCCGGGATCGGGACCATCGTGCTGTACTACCTGCGGTCCTTCGGCCCCCAGGAGGGGCAGGCGGGGCTGGTCCGGGCGCTGGACATTGTCAAGCCGGCCCACCTGGCCCTGGAGCACGCCTGGCGGTATTACCGGGTCAAGGAGGTCCACCGGCAGGTGTCGGTGGCGGAGCTGGAGAAGACGCCACGGGGGTGGTTTGGCGGGTATCGGGCCAGGCTGCTGCCGGGGACGCCGAGAGAGTACCGGACCGCCTCCGGGGCCGCGGCGTCGTTCTGGTCGCCGGGGGAGCATCCGCTGCGGGGCTGCACGGTGAAGATCAAGCCGGCACAGGCCGGGAGCGGAGACCCGTCGCCGACAAATATCAAGCCGATCACCGGGTGGACCGGGTGCAGCGTCAGCGTGAGCGGGGCGGATACCGGGAACCCGACGGTTTATCCCGTCTCCTGGCAGACGGAGGCCGGGACCGTATACGGCGGGACGATCGATGTGACCGCCGGGGTGCTGACGGTGACGCACGCATACCATGCGTTCGACGGGACGGAGAGCATCGGAGCCAATTCAAGCGGCAATTCATTTTATGCAAACTATAACGTGGGGGATTACGGGAGCGTCAAAAACAACCGGATCATCTGCTCACACGGGGTCAGGAAGAGCCTGAGCCCCAGCAACACGGTCAAGGGCGTGGACATATTCAACAGCGGGGCAAGCCAGAAGGCAAGAATGACCATGCGCTTTGACGGGGCTGGAAGCTCGTCCGCAAGCTATATGGCCTTCCTCGCCGAGCAGTATGCGAACGGGACGCCGGTCCAGGCAGTATGGGAGCTGTCTTCCCCGGTCACGGTCCAGCTTGCGCCGCAGGAGGTCACCGCGCTGGCGGGCGCCAACACTGTCCGGGCGGACACCGGGGACGTGACGGTGGAATACGTCTCGGCGGAGAGCGCAAAGTATGCGCTCTCCGGGACGGACCGGTTCCGCGGCTCCGGCATCCTCCGATTCGGGGCGTGCCTGGCGGTGCGGGAGAGGTCGAAGATCACCGTTGAGCAGACCGGAGACCGGCTGGATATCGGCTCCGGCATGACCTATGAGGCTCCGGCCTATGAGCAGATCGGAGACGGCCTGTGGAGCGTCGACGGCGCCCTGACGGTGGCGGCGGACTCCATGGTGACCGCCCGCAAAGACGGAGACACCCTGATGATCGCAAACAAGAAGGAGGAGGAATGACGTTTGGCAGACGTAAGCAAATACCTCGCCCTCGTCCTGGTTGACCCGGCTGAGGACGGGGATGAGGCGGTGAACCTGTTTACCCACTTCAATCTCAACTGGGTCAAGGTGGACGCCGCCTTCGGGGACCTGGACGCCCCCGCCCTGGAGCTGGGGCTGGAGAGCACGGATGTGGCCGGCATCCTGACGGAGCTTGCGACCAGGGTCAAGGCCCTGGAGGAAGGAGGAAGCAATGGCTGACATTGTTATCAACGGCATCACATACCCGGAGCCGAAGCGGGTGGCGTTTCCGGGCAGCGACGGAAAGCCTGTGGTCTTTGACCTGCCAGAGGACGCGGAGGCGGCGCTGAACCCCACCAGCAAGCGGCCTGTGCAGAACAAGGTGATCTACAACGCCATCGCCGAAGAGGCAGGGCGCAGAGCGGGAGAAGACGCGGATATCCGGAGGCAGATGACCAGCCCGTTCAATTTCAAGGGAAGCTGCACCTACGCGAACCTGCCTGCGTCCGGCAACACCGTCAACGACACCTGGTATCTGACAGACCGAGAGTACCGCGTGAGCTGGAACGGGACCGGCTGGGCGCAGTCAAGCTTTGACGAGAGCGATTATACGGACCAGCTCGCCGCATGCTTCAAGTACAAAGGCAACATGAAAACGCTGACGATCACTTCGTTCGGGGCTTGCACGGATATCGGCTACTACATTTTCCCGCAGGACTATCTGGACAGCATTATCGACAAGCCGGACGGGCTGACATCCGCCGGGCAGGTCATCACTTTGCCCGGCGATGCCGTACGCCAGGTGATCATCTCTGTCAACGCGGTCTATTTCCGCGCCAGCCTGAATGGAGACTGGAAGCATGAGCTCGACAACGCGATCACATTCGCGGGCAGGCTGACGGATACCTCCGCGATCAAGACATTCGCGGCGGCGGCCACGCCGAACACATATTATGCCGTGCAGGGGACGTTCAAAACGGACGACTGCATCGACTGGCCGGAAAATCTGAGTGCACAAAGCGGGACGCTGTTCACGCTTTACGCGCAGACGCTGTCGGCCACTACCCTGCGCCAGTACTTTGTAACGCCCATCGGGATCTATATCCGCGCCTATCGGGCGGACACCGTCGCGTGGAATCCCTGGGGCAAGATGGAGGACGGGAGCGACATCCCGGATTATTGGACGGCCCCGATCAGGACCGCGGTGGATGAGATCAACAACCAGGGGGCCGTTGAGATCGACGGGACCGCGTATGCCGTCGACAGCGGGATGCACGGAGACCGGTTCGCGTTCCTGACGGACACGCACTGGAGCTATGGGGCAATGCGGACCCCTCAGATCGTCCATGAGATCATGCGGAGCTCCGGGGAAATGAAGATCTTCCACGGCGGGGATATCGTCGACGGGAGTCTGTCCAACACGCCGCACGCAGAAGGAGAGACCCCGTCGGGCGAAGCGATCATGAGCCGGGCCATGTATTACAAGCGGCTCCTGTCCCGCACAAAGCGTGATATTGAGGCATACCATCCGATCTATTATACGATCGGGAATCACGAATACATGAACCCGGACCAGACGACGTGGGCCATCCCGTATCAGTTCACGGCGGACGAGGCGTACAGATTCACCGTGGCCGGCAGGAATGAAAATATTCCGGCGCACAGCTCTGTGGGGGATTATTACATCGACAACGCGGGGAACAAGATCCGGTATTTCTTCCTTTCGTGCGGGGCCGATTATTACATCCAGGGAGAGACCAAGGCTTGGCTGCGCGCGCAGCTCGCCGAAATGCCGGGTGATTACGCGGCGGTCATAATCTCTCATGTCGCGCTGAGCGAATCCGGGCAGCTGATGTGGACAGCAGGGGTATCAAACTCGACCCCGGAAGAGAAAGCGGAGGGACGGGTCGGTCTCGCCGACGTGCTGGATGAGGCGAAGGCAGCCGGGAAAAATATCGCGTTTATGCTGTCCGGGCATATCCACCGAGATCGTGATGCAAGGACAAACGGCGGGATCCTCGTCGTATCCACTGCGACGGACGCATGGAAAAAGACGCGGGTGATGGAAATAGACCCGGTGACGCAAAAGGAGGTCCCCACAGAGCAGACGAAGACCGGGTGCAACGAAATGGTCCCTGGGACAGCGACCGAGCACTGCTTCGATATCGTCTCGTTTGACCTGGAGACGAGGGTGCTTGTCATGACCAGGGTCGGGGCGGGGACGTCACGGGCGTTCAGGTTTTGATGGGAGGCCGCAGCTATGAAAGCATCTGAACCCGCCCTGCAGGGGGCGGTTACGGTGGCGATCTCCTGGCTGGCGGCCAAGCTGGGGGTGCTGTTTGTGCCTGTGATTTTGCTGATGGTCATGATGGTCCTGGACTACATCAGCGGGATGCTGGCCAGCAAGGCCGAGGCCATCGCACACCCGGAGGACCCGGCCTACGGCTGGTCCTCCCGGAAGGGGATCCTGGGGACCCTCAAAAAGATCGGCTATATGTGCCTCATCGTGGTCGCCGTGAGTCTGGATCACATTCTGGTCCAGGCCGCCGCGCCGCTGGGGTTTGACCCGCCCAAGGCCATCTTCGGCCTGCTGGTCACCGTTTGGATGGTGCTCAATGAGATGCTGTCCATCGTGGAGAACGCCGGGCGGATGGGGGCTCCCGTGCCGCCCTGGCTGGCCCGGTGCGTGGCAAGCCTCAAGGATAAGATCGACCAGGAGGGGGAAGCCTCATCCGTCACGGCTGACGCCGCGCCGCCTTCCCCTAAAGGGGAAGGAAAGGAGGAGGCGGGCCATGAATAAGCAGCCGGTGAGCTACTTCCAGACGGACCGGCGGTGGGCAAACAAGCCCTACGCCGTCAAGGGGGAGACCTCCACCATCGGCGGCTCCGGGTGCGGGCCTACGGCCATGGCCATGGTGCTGGCGACGTGGGCGGACAAGCGGGTCACGCCGGAGACGGAGTGCGCCTGGGCCCTCAGGAATGGGTTTAAGGCCCTGGGGCACGGGACCTTTTACGCGTACTTTGCCCCGGCGGCGAGACGGTACGGGCTGACCTGTACCCAGCTCAACGGGGCCAGTATTTACGGTCAGCCGGGGTCGGCTTATCACGCCACCGTGCTGGCGGCGGTCAAGGCCGGGGATCTGGTCATCGCCTGCATGGGGCCGGGAAACTGGACCAGGGGCGGACATTTTATCCTGCTGTGGGATGTGGACGTCCAGAAGGACATCGCCTTTGTCAATGACCCGGCGTCCTCGCTGGCCCGGAGGACCCGGGGGTCCTGGCAGCTGCTGAAAAAACAGGTCAAGTTCTATTTCCGCATCAAGCGGCCCGCGTCTATCACGATTCCGAAGGAGGAGTTTAGCATGAGCGAGAAGGAGATCGCCGCCCTGGTGGAGCAGACCATCAAGACCAGGCTCAAGGACTACGTCCGGGACGTGGTGCAGGAGCTGGCTGTCAAGCAGGCCGCCGAGGCGGAGCCGGAGTGGAGCCGCAAGGAGGGCTGCTGGGCCAGAGGGGTCCAGGCAGGGATCACCGACGGGTCCAGGCCCTGCGCGCCGGCCAGCCGGTGCGAGGTGGTGGCCATGATGGTCCGGGCGGAGGATATCCGCAAAAAGGAGGCCGAGGAGGCCAGAGTGAAGGCGGAGGAGATGGGGATGGATTGACCATTGCCGCCTCAAATCAGCAAAACAAAGAGGACTGGCCCCGGGGTGGGGTCAGTCCTTTTTGTTTATGCGGTCGTAATCCTCGATGATGGGGTCGTAGAGGTCCGCCTCGGCGGCCCGGCGGGCCTGGGCGGCTTTTTCCAGGTCGTCGAAGCGGCCGATGGTGATGCTCTTGCCCCGGAGGCCGATCTTGGCGATCCAGCACTGCTCCCGGGCCGACCAGTAGACGCCCCGGACGCCGCTCTGGTTGTTGGCGTTGAGGGGGCGGTCCGGTCGGATCAGGCTGACGGTGGTGCGGTCGTAGCGCTGGAGGTCGTTGGCACCCGCCGGGTCGATGCGCCTGCGGGCCGCCTCCCCGGTGGCGCAGCCGCAGGAACGGGAGGCCCCGGCGGTCAGGGATTTTGCGTCCACCAGGCGCTCCGTGCCGCAGTCGCAGCGGCAGAGCCAGTCGGTCCAGCTGCCGTTTGGCCGGGGCTCTGACCGGCGGACGGGCTCCAGCACCGTCCACCTGCCAAAGCGCTGGCCGGTGAGGTCCTTTCTCAGCTTGTCCCCCTTGCGGCAGCCGCAGGAGGAGGCCTCCTTGAGGGTATTGCGGAGCATGGTCACCTCCCGGCCGCAGGCCTCGCACCGGCAGACCCACTGCACCGTCTTTTTGCCTGTGGGGCTGACGTAGTCCGGGCCCCGGCGGAGGACCAGCAGCTCCCCGAAGCGCTGACCGGTGAGGTCCTGGAGCTTAGGCATGTCCGTCGCGCTCC